ACTCCTCGCCTTCGAGGTGGCCGCCGGGGAACGCCCAGTATCCAGGAAAGTCTCCGCCCGCGCCTCGTTTGAGGTATAGGGCGTTGCCTTCGGGGGTCAGGAAGAGGATGCCGGCGGCGAGGGTCATTTACCGTCGCGCACGTTCATGGCCAGATCAGCATCTACCTTCGCCGCCTTCGCCAGCGCCACGTCGAGACGGCCGTCGGTGCGCCAGTCGGAGTCGCCGCGCCGCGCTTCTGAAAAAGCAATTGCAACGGCCTGTTTTTCAGGATAATTTTCAGAACGCAGTTTTCCGATGTTTTTTGAAATTGCGTTCTGAGAATTTCCGGGGGTTAAAGGCATGGCACGTCATCCTCAAGATTCTGGTATCAGGTCTAAGATTCTTCCGTGTGAGGAATGCAAGACACTTGTTGTTGTACGACCATATCGGTTTACCTCTTTTCGGTTCTGCTCCACAGCATGTAAAGTGAAAAATGAGTGCCAACCAGCCAAAGCAATTTGCTGCAAAGTCTGCGGGAAAGATTTCGTGGTAACAAAGTTCAGAGCATCGACCGCGAAATACTGTTCACCACAGTGCTACTACAAATCGAGCAAAGGAAGAGGAACCGTCCAATACACTTGTCGACATTGTCACAAAGTGTTTATGGATTCTCCAACCAAGAAACGAATTTACTGCAGCTCAGTGTGTGTAGCGAAGAGTTCTAAAGAAACTTGGAACCCTCGTTTTACAACTGTGCGAAAAGCAATGGCAAAAAGAGGTCTGCTAAAGTCGTGTAGAAAATGTGGCTACGACATTCATCCGGAAATTCTTGGTGTTCACCACAAGGATCGAAACCCGAAAAACAATCAGATGAAAAATCTAATAGTTCTGTGCCCTAATTGTCATTCCTTAGAGCACAAGAAACACATTACCCACGCAGGTCATAAACACCAGCATTAAGCGGCATCACGAATCTTCCTCTGGACCTCGGCCAACGCGGCCTCGCCCTTCTTCGTCAGCATGTCCGGTGGCAGTTTGCCGAGCGTGTAGAGCCAGGTGACGTAGCAACGGCAGAAGGGCTCTTCTGCCGCAGATGTGATCTGGTCATAATATCCAGCAGGCCCAGGTTTTACGAGGCCATTCTGTTGCGCCCACGAGTTTCGCATAAGGTAGACCCACTCACGGCCCTGCGATTTATTCCATTCGTAGTCGCGCTCTTTGTGCGTCTCACGAAAATTGTACCCTTGCTGCTTGTAGTGAGACCGCCATCTTCCAGCAATCGCACCACCATCAGTCGCCAGCACCTCATTTAAGGAAGCAGTTAATTTATGCCCTTGATCGATAAGGCATCTGCGTTCGGAAAATGGAAGCTGCTTCAACGCCTTCTTTAGGTCGACCTTGGCCTCGGTCTTCTGCCCCGGTGCCGCCCCTCCTTTGGGGATCGACGTCGACCACCCGGCAAACCGGCGCAGCGTCTTCTCGATGGCTTCCTGGCGGTTCAGTTTGATGAGGTCAGCCGACGCCATGATGCGGCGGTCCAGCTCGGCCCTCAATTGCGGGCGCACGCGGTCCAGCGTGAACCGCCCCACCCCCTGATGATAGCGCGCGATCTGGCCCTTCTCGATCAAGCGGCGATAGACCGCTGCCATCGCCTCACGCAGCAGTTCTTCCATCCGGTGGCGCCCGCCCATCGCGGCCTCGGCGGCCTCCTTGATGCGTTGCTGCCAGTACGAAATGCGCTCGGTGCTGTCGTAGCCGTTGGCGGTCATGTCGTCGACGGCTTCGTTGATGACGTCGTGGTAGGTCTTGGTGCGGTCGGCCATCAGAAGAGACCAACGTCCTGCAGTACAGCCGTTATCAATGCTATAACAAAAAACGCGAAACCAAAGCCCGTCCAGAACCAGCGCCAACCACTATCTCGCGCGTCAGGTTTATGCTCCGCTCCCCAATTCGCATCACGAACTTCAACCACGCCTTACCTCCACTTGCATCCGCGTAATAAAAATTCCAATGGCGAAGGTCATTTGTCCCTAAGAAGGTAAAGACGCGGACCACCGAGTGGAGGTTGGTATCCTGAATCGCCGGCCGCACGGATTTTTTTGAAGCATTCTGACCCGACATAGACTGTTTGTGCATCTCGGGTATCTACCAATGCTGGACTCTTCCCTAGAGGTTTGTCGCATGCGAAACATTTATCACGCGCAAGCCCGTCGCATAATGTAATAAGGGAATCTAGCCTACCGTCAGTTTGCCAACTCACATCAGCCACGTCGAAACACCTCCACCTGCATCCGCTTCTGCGACGCCATGAAGCTGTCGAGGAAGTCGTCGAGGAGCTGGTGTAGGTTCATTCGCTCGGCCTCGGCGGCCACAAAGTCGTGGCGCTGGGCGTTGGCGGTGAACACCTGCATCGACAGGCCATATAGCTCCTGCGCGCGCATGGAGGCGTTGATCGTCTTCTCCATGTCCTTGTCGAAGGTGTTCATGTAAAAGTCGCCGCCGCAAATTTGGCTGCAACACGCGCTTGCGCAGCTAAACACATCCTTGCGCGAGTGGCTGCTGATTTGGTTTTACCTTTATGAGCCTGTGACATTTTCGCGCGAGTTTCCGCGCTATGTACGCGACCAAGCGCTGATTGCCTACACCGCTCACGAGTCTCTGGCGTCCGCATTGCTTCAGTAATAAGCCCACGCAGCTTGCTGTTAATCGCCGCACCACGACGTTTATGCGCGGTCGACATTTTTGCTAAAGCTTCCGGCGTTCGTTCTCTCCCCGTGTTCTTCTCCGAAATGCGCGCCCGCGATTCTGCGTTCAGCTTCTTACCGGGACGACCTTTCTTTGCCAGACTCATCTGTTTCCGTGACTGTTCGCTATGGATAAGCCCGGCAACGCCCTCACCGCCATCAGTCAAGTTCACAAGCGGACCACCATTTGTTTCGCGTCCAATTGCTGCAATCAACGCAACTTCAATTGCAGCGGCTTCCTTGAAGGTCAAACCTTCACGCATTTTTACAACAGGAACCGCGCCCGCAAACTTTTTGATAATTCTATTCAGATGAATGTTGGTCTTTGAACGAAAATGCTTCTTCCACCGATCTCCTTTTCCAAGACCGACATAGCATGGTGCTCCTGTTGGTCTGAAGATCACATAGATGTAGAAGCCACGATCAACACTCATCTTGAAGCAACACGCCGCGCAGGCAAACGAGAAACGGATGCCGACAAATCATCTAGCGCCAACCTAAGCCTTGCTGGCTGAGAATCTGTAGCCGCGAACGGTCGCGCCTCTTCAGGTTCTTTGAGCGCCGTTTCTGGCTGATAGGAAGCAAGCGCTTCCCAATCCAGCACAAGCGGCGTTTGAAAAAGCATCTGGTTCTCGTTCAAATTATCCGCTGCCCACCGCAATAGCGTTGCTTTATTTTCAGGATCAACCGCAGGAAGGATCACTTCAACAAATGCAATAATCGCACGCAGTCGGACGTCGTCGACCTTGATCTTCTCGGACTCCGGCTCGGTCAGCAGCGAAGGCCACAGCGCGGTGAAGTTGTTCTTCCATTCGGTGAACGCCACCTCGTAGTCGACATTGCCGAAATCGTCGGGGAAGTCGCGCTGGATGGTCTTGTAGAACCCGGGCGACCAGGCGCGGTGCATGACGATGGGATCGAAGAAGTCGTAGAGCGGCTGCATCTGCTCGCGCACGCCGTCGATATACGAGGCCACGTACTTGGCGTCCTCGGTCCCCTCGCCGAAGCCCTCCGCGAAGGTCTCGGCGTTCAGGATGATGGCGGGCATGTCGGCCGCGGTCGCGCAGTTCTCCAGGATGTCCTTGCGCGATATCTGCATCGCGTTGTTCACGTTCTGCATGTTCAACGTCTCAATCTTCTCATCGATTTCGATGGAGAGGACGTTGTTGGTCTGCGCTTCCTGCAACAGGGCGCGCTTGACGCCGGCCACCGCCTGCATGATGCGGTCGATGATGGCGCCGGCGCCCTTCATCATGGCGATGAGCAAGCCGGCCTTGAGGCTCACCATGTCGTCGGCGACCATGGTCTGCACGAACGACTTCAATGGGAACAGCGCGCGCTGGTAGACCGAGCGGCCAACGAAGCCGAAGGCCGACGCGGTGTATTCGATGTAGAGGGGGTCTTCGTTGAGGATGCTCACCGAACGGGAGCGATGGTAGAGCGTGCCTTGGACGCTGATCGCCTGGGCCTTCTGGAAGTCCGGCGAGTTGGGATCTTGGTTCAATACCAGCGACCCGGCGGTGTTCAGTGGGTCCAGCACGTTGAAGCTGATACGCGGCACGTCCGGGAGCTTCTTGTAGTCGACCGGCTGGCCCGCATCCACACCGGGAATGACCAGCGTACACGAGGCAATGCCGTATATGCGCGACAGCCGCATCGTGTTGAAGATGTGCTTGTCGCAGCCCAGCGCCTTCCAGTGCTTCTGGAACTCGGCGATCACCCGCTCCTCGGGCGAGCCCGGAACCGCGATCTCTCGCTTCTGGCTCATCGCCATCGAGATTGGAGAGTCGGCCATTTTCTTACCTAACGGGTGGTAAGAATATATCGTTTTTGCCGTTTGATATGACGGCGATGCGCCCGGCACGATCTCCTTGCACATCAGCAACTGCTGAAGCGAGGTGCCGAGGGCCGAGCCGTTGAGCGCGAGCTGGCTCATCCGCCAAACACCCAGTACGCGAACGTCATCACCCCAATGACTCCGGCCACGCAGCCGCAGAAGGCAGAGACGAAGAGGGTCACCCAGGAATTCAAGTCATTGCTCCTTGCGTTGCGCGGCGACGCACTCCGCGCCCGCTGCCCATCAATAGGTCGGCCGTGAGTGGCCGAATGAACTCTGACCCCGTTACCGGCAAATCGACGCGGCGGCGCGGACGCTCGGCCCACTTCTCCACGAAGCATTCGGTTTCAAGCCGCGGCTTGTTGTGGTCGATCTTCGACGACTCACCGAGCGGCCTGTACTTTCCACTGCCCGACATCACGTTGAAGATCGTCACGTAACTGACCCCGAACAGTTCGGCGAGCTGGCGATAGGTCTTGTATTCCGGAGCGCTTTTATACAGCCACCGGATCGCGTTCGCCTCGTCCTGCGTCAACTGCTTCAAAACCCGTCCCGATCCCCGAGTGCGATGGCCAGGCCGTAGCAATAGGTGTCGAGCAGGTCGTCCTCGCGCGAGGCATCCTTGTCGCCAATGCGAAAGCCCACGACCTGACCCAGGAAGTGGTTGCGAGACGTGCCTTTGTAGTTCGTCACCTTGTCGTAGGCTTCCCTGCAAATCTTGACGAGGCTCTGGTAGTGGTAGCCGGAGACCGATATCGCCCGCTCGTCCTTGCCGACCGCGGTCAGCTTGGAGTCGATGGCCTGCACCGGCCACCCCCTGCGCATCCCCTGCTGAAGCAGGATCGTTCCAGATGCCTTGTCTTCGATGAAGGCGCCGAGCGATCCAAAACGTGCTCCACAGTCCCTGGCGAGGAGTTCGAGCCGCTGAAACACCGCCGGCAACCAGTTCTCCAGCAGCGCGCCCTCGATCTGCTCGATGTCCCAGTCGAGGACCACGAGCGGAAATCCGCTGTGCTTTGTGCGGGCGAAGAAGGTGACCGCGGTACCATCGTTTTCGGTTTTGGTCTTGATGGCAGTGTCGACAACTGCAAACACCGCATCACAAACAGTCGGCATCGGGACCGGCTCGCCGTCGATGAGCAGCTTATCCCGCGAGAAGAAGGCGGCGCCCGACCAATCGACGAACTCGGCGAGATATTCCTGCTGGAAGACAAGCGGGTCGTTGGTCCTGCGCTCGTTCTCGAACTCTTCTTCGGAGACCAAGGGGTTCTTGTTGCTAGGGGCATGGTACTCGACAAAGCCCAGCTCGGGGTCGGTGCAAGCCTTATAGAACAGGTTGCCGGGGTCAATACCCTTCGGCGTGCTGCAGAACATCGCCTTGCCGCGGCGAATCAAAAGCGTTGGGCGAATCGACTTCTTCCAGATGTCGATAGAGACCACCGGCTTGGAGAAGGATACCTCGTTCCACAACGCTATATCGTATTCGCGACCGCGCCCGGCCAGCTCGTTATCGTTGGTGTGCCAGAAGTCGATGTTGCCGCCCGTCGTCAGTTTGATCGAACCCTCGCTTCGACTTGATCGCGTACACAGGGGGGAAAGCATCTCGTATAGCGCATCGAACGGTTCGGTGAGCTGCTTATACTCCGGCGCGAACAACCCGGCGGACTTGCCTTTCAGCGCGGTGATAGCTGCGATGACATTGATCAGGACGTCCTTGCCCCAGCGCCGGCCGCAGCGGATGGCCTTGAAGCGGCCCGGGAGGTTGAAGGCTTTGACTTGATCCGGATGCAGGGTCGGAAGTGTTATCTTTGTGGGCTTCGCGTCAGGGTCTTGGGTGAAGCGATGCAGTAACTCGTTCATCAAACCCTACTGAAAGTGTCGCGGCGCTCTAAAACTCTAGCTGAGCTACGAGATATGCGCCCCGTGGCCTTTGGGACCTCTCGATAGGATTTGCACCTATGACCTCCGCGTCTCTGACACCCATCTCTGGGCGAAACTTTATTCCGGCATCTCCGGCAGCCCACCCTCGACGATCACCTTGGTCTGGCTCAACGACTGAATGGCGATGGCCTGGAGCTTCGGGTGGCAGTAGGGGGCCATGTCGACGGCGACGGCTTGGGACTTCTCACGCGCATCGATAATTGTTTGAAGCAGGCGCATGAACTCGCGGCGGTCTTCAACATCGCTGGGATCGAGGTGCGCCAGCATCTTGCTCATCTCGACATCAAGATCCCGAACCTTGCGGTGCCAGAAGATCAGGTTGTCCGCCATAACATCCATTGGCGAATCGTCCCGGCTGTTCAGCTCATTGATCTTGCGCCGGGAAATGCTTTTGGAAGTGGAGCCTTCGGGACGGCCGCGGCCTCTTTTTTGAGGCGCCAAAACTTCTGCTGTTGATGTCCCGGTCATCAAATTAAAAAATACCTATTACATTGCGGGGCTTAAGGCGGCCTTCGGACAGGTCCCCTCGGCCCTTCCCCTCCCAAACTGCGGTGATCGCCCCGTCGTTGTTCTTGTTATACGGGAACCGATGCCGTTCGGCAGGTACGCCTTCGATGTCTGCTGGGGAGACACCCTTAAAGGAAACTCGCGGCCAAGTAAAGGGACCATTATTTCGACCTGGCCGTGGACGCCACGATTGAACTTCCCGACGTACCCGGCATGCGCCCCGCTGACAACCTGAACCAGCTCGCCATGCGTATAGGAGCGCGTAATCGCGTCCACGGCATCGTCGGCCGGCGGCCCGTTTCGATACAGCTCGCGCAAGTCTTCGACGAAGCCGCGGGGGCAGGGGGAAGGCAACAAAGTATGGACGGGGAGCAATCGGTTAACCGCCTTGAGCGATACGATGCGCTCCCACCCGTCGTTCATCAGGTCCAGCAGGACGAAGAGATACGAGGGGAACCGGGCCACCACCAACATCTGTCCTTTACGGGCAGCGGCTTCGACTCGGTGGGGGAAGAAGCACTCGAACCCCTCCCCGGTGATCTGCCCGACAGCTACAGGCTCCAGTGTTGGCACTGTCTGCACCACGTACCAGCGCAACCCGACCCTCCAACAAAACCATGCCGCGCAACTTTCTTAGGCCCGAAACGGCCCCAAGGCAAGCGCGCAATTTTATTACGTCATAGGGAACAAAACAAGGACGAGCAAGAACGTTGCGCCGCGCAATAAAATTAAGCATTTATTTGCATTTACTCAACTTAAAAAATGATTTAGCCAATAGGCAACAGCCAATAAACTCTTGCCGCAACGAGTAAATACCCGATTTCGCAGCCAATACGTTAACCATAACAGGGGGAGCCGCCTTATATATAGGGAATTTCTATTTACGATTCAAGTAAGTTTCAATTCCTTGAAAGAACATACTCTTACTTGAATCATAAATAGAACTTCCTTATATATAGCAAAACCAGACCAGCCATAGGAGAACCACAAATGGGCCGCAGACCACTTTACTACGTCCCCCCTGAACCAACCCTCGAAGAGGTTAACCCAGAGTTTCGTTACTGGGTCGATGGGAGCGGTATGGCCTACCCCCTCGAACAGAAGAAACGGATGCTAATCGCTGAACTGACCATCCAGCTCGCCAAGCTTGGGCTCACCCTCCAAAAGCAATACACCAAGGGGGATGAATCGGTTGGGCGGCGTGTCCGCTATGCAACCAAAATGATGTCCCTCATGGAGTTCGCGGCCATCTTGCTCGACCACCCCGGCCAAACCCGCGAGGAATTGATAATTCACCTCTACCAGCCCGACGAACTTTGGACCCCGGCACATCAAACGAATGCCGAGCGTCGATTTTATCAGTCGTGGCGGCGGCTCCAGATGGCGCTCCCCAACATCATCACTATAAAGTACGCGCGCTACGCCGCTCCAACCTACCATCCTTACCCAACGCCAGAGGCCGCGTCCAAACGGCTTTTGGCATCTGGCCTGAGTCCGGGCCACGGCATTACCGGCCGCACCCCGGCTCCACCTATGTAACCGCCCCACAGCGCCCCGCCCAGCCCCAAACCCAGCGGGGCGCCCCGTATAACCCCCTGCAGCCGCCCGCCCCTGTACCCCTTGCCACGCCGCCCCTGTTGCGCTTACATAGCCGCCCTACGCCCCGAGGAGCCTGCCAGCCGATCCTAGCCGCCTACCCCATTAGAACTGTGGAGATAATCGTTGCCCCCTGTCCCGTCCCCAGAAACGCCAAACATCGAACGCGCCGCGCGTGCAATTGCTCGCGTCGAAGGCCAAATCCTGGGTGAAGCTAGTGACTTCGCGGATTGGCATTGGGAAGAATTCGTAGATCATGCGCGGGCTGCTTTAGCATCGATACCGGGCGCAATATGAGCACCCCCCAGCTCGCCGACTACCTCGACAACACCACCCCCTGGGCCAAGCAGCAGGAAGCCTTCGCCGCCGTCCTCCGCGGCGCCCCTGGCTTCCCCAATCTTTTTGCCGCCACAATGGAACAGCGCTGCGGAAAATTAATCGTCTCGCTTGGCGTCATCGCCTACCGCTACGAGCACAACCTGATCGACGCCGCCCTCGTCGTAGCCATGCCATCGGGAGTGCCACGCAATTGGGCCGACGAAATTGACGGCGCCGAGGGTCGGCCGGCGCGCTTTCCCGCCAGGATCCCGCACCTCACCGTGGTCTGGTCGGCCCGTCGTTCCAGTACGAAAAGCTTCGACGCCGAGCTGGAAGCCCTGCTGGCGTTCGACGGCCTGGCGCTGCTGCTGGTCAACGGCGAGGCGCTGCTCACCGAAGCCTTTCAGAAGTACGCCGCGAAATTCCTCCGCAAGCGCCGCGTCTTCGCGATAGGCGACGAGACCAGCCTGTTGATGAAAACCGCGCCCGGCAAGAACAAAGGCGGGCGCTCGCGCGTCATGCTGCGCATCAAGCCGCACTGCCACCACCGCCTCATCCTCGACGGCACGCCAGCCGACGAGTCCCCCCTGGACCTGTATTCGCAGTTTGCGTGGCTCGACGAATCGTTCCTCGGCCATAAGTCGTTCTACTCGTTCAAGCACTACTATGCTGAGTGGAAACAGCAAACCATTGAGGTGTTCGATCCCAAACTGCAGAAGCGCGTAAAGAGATCGTTCGAGGCCATCGTGACCGACGAGGCGACAGGGGGCAAGAAGTTCGCCCACCTAGACGAACTGCAGCGCCGCCTCGCCTCGTGTTCGTTCCGCGTGACCCGAGCGCAATGCTTCGAC